TTTTAAATTGGGGGTTTTGATTTTTCCTTTTAAACATTTATCAATTACAGGCTCATTAGATGAATTAATTATAATATCATTTTTGTTATAAACTTCTTTTAATGTCAATAATAATTGGTATTTCGAAACACGCTCACCTTCTAATATAGTTTCTATATCTTCACTTTCCCAATTTAACATTAAATGTAAACAAAATTTAGCCCAAGTCAAAGTAGTATTACCATTCCAATAACATTCTGAATATCCATTTATTTCTCCTGTTTGTGAAAGAAACCACTCCATTAAACTTGCTTTGGTACTAATTTCAGGACCTAAAATAGAGGTTTTAATTATTTTAGTGTTTTTTCCTAAAGATTTAATCCATTCTGCTGCTATTCTTTTAGAATTACCATAATCATCATCATCCATTTCACAATCAGTACCAGGATGTATAATTTTACAATTAGAATTTTCATCTAACCACTGAGGTAACTCCCAATTAATATTAAATTGGTCTGTTCTTTGGTGAATAGCCCCTATACAGTTTATAATATAATCACCATTAAAGCCTTTTATAGTGTTTTTAAAACATGAAGTAGACCATCTACAATCAGTAGTAGTAACTTCTACATTTTTACTAGTTAGTAATTTACTAACCATATGTCCTAACATTCCTTTATGTCCTAATACTAATACTTTCATGATTTAAAATAATTATATTGTTTTAATATATTTCTTAGTTCATCTTTTGACATACAAACGGAATTACTAGTAAATTCACGTGAATCCCATTTTTCCTGTATTTCTTTATAATGCATGTAGTAAGTATTATCAGATGAATTATAATGTGTTCTTGGTAGTTCTTCTTTTGAAATCATCATTTCATGAAGTTTCTCTGATATACGAGGGGTTCCTAAGGTGTATTTTAAATTAAATTCTTCATTAAATATTTCAAATAAATCTTTTATATTAAATGATTTTAAATTAGGAATTACATTATACCCTGTAACTTTTAACCCACGTTCAATTAAGTCTATAGCTCCTTCTATATCAATTACAAAACGTGTCATTTGTTCTGAATATAGGGTTAATGGGTATTTTTTATTAATTGAGTCCCAAATTAGTGGTATAATACTACCAGTAGAATTAATAACATTACCGTAGATTGCGGTGGATAAACGCACATTAGAATTTTCGGCATTGACTATAAATGATTCACCTGCTACGAATTTCATCGCACCATATAACGTAGTAGCAGCTCTTGACTTGTCCGAAGAGATAAAACAAGCAGCTTCAAAGTTATTATCTTCTGCTGCTCTCCTTGAATTTATAGCACCATCGATTAGGACCTTAATTGATTCCTCAACATTTTGATCTACAGCTCCTATTTGCTTTAAAGAAGCAGCAAATATTCCTATATCATGACCAAAAGCAGACCTAGTTAATAAATCATAATTACGAATATCCCCTATTATACATTTAATATTAGGAAATTCTTTTTTTAAATAGTAGTGTTTTGCTTCATCTCTACTATAAACCGTAATTTCATTATCATTATAATAACGTTTAACTAAATTTTTACCTAAATATCCTGCTCCACCCGTAATAAATATTTTTTTATTTTTTATCATAATGTATCGTAATAAGCGTTTTGTTTTTCTTGACGATCAATTGTTTTAGGGTGATATAAAGATGCACCTTCAATTGAAGGTAGACGAGCATAAGTTTTAAATCCTTCTAAAACTTCATGTACTTTATTTTTCCATTTAATCTCTGGTTTGTTTTTCCAAATTCTCCATTGGTAATCTGGCCAATTAACCCAACCTTTTTCATTTACTTTCCACCCCCATTTATTAATATGCTCTTGTGTTAATCCCACTACAGTATTAACTCTAGGGACTAGATAAACTTCATTATCTGCATTTGCCTCTAATATTAAGGGTAAATTATTTAAAAGTGATTCGTTTGGTATCTCATCAGCATCTATCTGGAATATATAATCTCCACTACAATACTCGGTAAGTTTATTTTTCCAATCAGCAAAATGGCCTTTAAAATCAAACCCCCTCCATGTTTGTACATTAGGTAGTTTATTAAACTTTAATAGATAACTTAATACTTCAGGGTTTCCATTTTTATGATCATAAAGTATTACAATCTCATCTTTTATTCTCTTATTTTCTAACAGAAATGGAATAAGTTTCTGTATTTCAAGAAACTCATTACATACTGTTATTGCATAACTTATTTTCATACTGTTCTATTCTGGTAATACCCCAATATACGAAAGAGCATCCATAAAATCACGTTCTTCAAAATATTTTATAGTAGTCATATCTGCCCTATATGTTTCACCTTTATACTTTTCTTGTTCTTCCTTTGGAATTTCAATAGCTTTTACTGCTCCCCAACTCCAATTTTCTACGTCAGTACCTGAGGCGAATACCATACCATTTTCTTTGATATTAACAATATTAGCTAACCATATTAATTTGGTTTCTGGGTCAGTCCAAGCTAGATCTTTATAAATCTCAGGTAAAACACTTATTTGTTCTTCATAAAATTCAGAACCTTCTAACATTAAGGTATTAGTCCAAAACCCACATGATAAACTATAATAATTAGTAATATCTTTATTTACTTCTGTTTTGTAACATAAATCACCTCCAGATTTAGGACAATTTACTATTTCATCAAAATTCATATTAATTATATTTTTTTAAGTTTAGGTAAAGAAAATGTTGGTAGTTCTAATTTTACTTCCTGTGCTATTTCTGGTACTTTATTTTTATCGTTTAATATATCAATAATTAAACTTGACATTTTGTCCCAACTAAAATTAGTTTTTACATAATGCTTTTGTTGTTTACCTTTTATAGAATATTCTTTATATTTCTTAAAAACTTCTTTTAAGGATTTTCTTAAATCTTTACTACTAACTTGAAACCATTTGGATTCAGGTATTAACCAGGCATTAGCAGCAGAGGGGTGAACATTTTCTAAATGACCTGGGAGTAATGTAGTAAATGAGGGGTTTAAAAAATCTAAATGACCGGACCAACCAGAAGCTATAACAGGTTTACCTGTTGTAGAAAATTCTAATAGAGGTCTACCAAAACCTTCTCCTTTAGTAGTTGTAACCATTGCTTTTACTTTGGAATGGTTGTACAATTCATTTATTTCTTTATCACTAAACTCTCCATTTAATAAATAAACATTAGGTAAGTTTTTAGAATTTACACTACGTTTAATTTTACTAATTTTATTTAAAATTGACTCTCTACTAATATATGAAGAAGTCCCTACAGAGGCTTTTAAAATAAGGGCAGGTTTTGACCCCTTATAGTCTTTAAAAGTTTCATAAAATTCCTTTATTAAAACACCTACATTTTTTCTATCATGTCCCATTGCTCCTTGCATCCAATGACCTACAAATAAATAACAAAATGATTCTTTTACTGATGATAAGTCAATTGTATTGGGTGTTTTTAAAGGTTTATATGTAGTTAAATCTACACCTTCAAATATAACTTCAATTGGTTTTTCTAATTTTACTATTCCTATTTGTTGGTTAGTTCTTTTATCTATTTTTTCGAAGGAAGCATTTTGGAATACGGTTTTAGCATGGTTTGAAGAAACCCAATTTAAATCCATTCTATTTAATCCTTCAACCCATTCCGCTTTAGTAGCATCTGATTCAATTCCAGCTGTTACCCCTATATTAAATTTACCTACTGATTGGAATTCATTTGGTATAGTAATTTGCATCCAATAATCAGTTGGGGTTTGGTTCCATTCTCTTTTACCTAAATAATTAAGTAAAAACTTCCATTCAGGGTGGTCATTACAAAAACCCCATGTAGTATCCCCCCACCTTTGGGATAATAATTCAACTTGGTATTTGTCGCTTTGTATTATGGATTTTATAATGTCACGAGAACGTGCTCCATATCCACTGTATGTATCAAAAGGTGATGATATTACAAATCTTGGTTTGTTCATTAATAATCTATTTTATGGGTTAAAAAATTTCCTTTATGTTCATTAACATTAATTAATTCATATTTTTCTCTTGGTTTCCAAGTTTCAAATAACTCATCAAATGCTTCTATTACTCTATTAGATTGATGGTCAGATGTAAATCCAGCTTCGTTACTTAAAGCCCATTCTCTACCTTTTAATCCTCTATTTTTTCGTTCTTCACTACTTAAAGCGTATACTTCTTTGATCATATCACAAGCATCTTCCCATTTACACCTATCATCAAAAATATAAGGAGTTGTAGGTGATCCTTGAATAGATCGGGATGTTGGATATACTGGAAATACCCATTCACCATGTTCTTTATAAGTACCTCTATGGTTTGATGGAATATTAGTATCAGGTTCAAACCATTTACCTTCATTATCTACAAACCTCATTTGATCTTGCATTCCACCTGTAACATTTGCTATATATGGTGTCCCGGTTAGCATGGCTTCTGTGATTGTTAAACCCCATCCTTCATTCGAAGTTAATAGGATTTGAACATCTGCTATATTATAAAGATAATTTAGTTGTTGTTCTGTAAATTTGTTTTCTAATATGATACAAGTATCAAGATAATCTTCACCTAAAAGATATTCTCTAACTTTATCTAAATCAGTACCGGCATCAGTAACTGTTTCAGTCTTTAATACAAGTCTACATTTTAAAGCTTCTTCTTTTGGTAATGAATCTAAAAATGTTCTAAAAGCTAATATAGTATCAGGTATTTGTTTTCTTCTAATATTTCTAGAATTAAATAATAATACAAACTCAGGTGAATCACCTTTGAATAATTCTTTCTTAAAGTTGGTGAAATCTTCAGTTTCTTCTGTTAAAGGGAAATAAATATTAGGATTTTTACCATGAGGTATATATTTAAATATTTTATTTTTATTACACCCCTCTAGTACTATTTTATTAATATTTACAGTTTGTTTTGAAATACCCATTAATAAATCACATGCCTCATAGTATGGTTTATTATACATTGGAGCAGGATAATCATCCCAGATATTTAAGTAAGCGATTGGAATTGATTTACGTATCTCATGTTCCATATTGAATATGTAAGTAAAGTATCTAGGGTCTGTAAATAACATAACAGCATCAGGTTTTTCTATGTTAATTATTTCCCTTAACAATGCAGAATCACCATACCCATCAGTTGGGTATAATATCACGGAAGAACCCGTAATTCCTACTTCTTTATCTGTACTTGGAGATAAATCTAATCTTTTACCTTTATCGGGGTGTTTAATAGCACCTGCTATCTGTACCCAATTAAAATGGTGAGCTGTACCACATACTATCTCTTTTGCAACCGTTGCTACACCTGAGTGTACTCGAACATCATCACATATTAGTAATATTTTTTTTCTTTTATCCTTAGGGATAGGTTTAAAATCTGTATTCATAAGGTTACAATTCGATATTTATTTGATTAGTAATTTGTTTACGAAAGTCTTCATCTGTAAGGTACAAAAACAGAGCACGATCTGCAAGTTTTTGAAATGAAAATTTACGTTTTACACATTCAATCTTAAAATTTTCGAATAGATCACTTTGAACCTTAACACTAGTTAGTGTCATTTTTTTTGGATTACTCATAGTCTTTATTTATTAAAACATTATTTATATATACGTATGTGGGAATTTATGAAAAATGTTCACCTGCTCCACATAATTCTTTATCTTTACTATAAGGGCAGAAATTGCAATTCCATTTAGATGGAGATTTGGGATAATCTGCTTCTTTTATCTTTCCACTTGAATTAAAACATTCATTAATAAAATCATTAATCGCATTTTTTGCTCTTGATAGTTTGATTTTACCACTTGGTGGTATAAATTGTTGTACTCTATAAGCTTGATATGGTGACATAAGCTTTTCATCATCAGGATCTAATACTTTTCTTTTAAGGATAAAAAATTCAATTTCAATTTTATCTAAAGGTATTCCATACTGTTCTGAGAAATATTGTTTATAAAGTAATAATTGGAATTGTTTGTTTTCATCTTTTTTAGCATAGTCATTCCAACCACTAGTACTTGTCTTTATGTCGATTATCTTAAATGTCTCTGTTTCTTCATGGTATGTAACAACATCAAGATACCCCATATATAGTACGTTATTTAACATTTTATTTGGTGCAACTATAATAGGTATTTCACAACCTACTAAATATGTGCCTTTTTTACTAAAATATCTACTACGTTTTTTCTTAAACCAATCTAATATAGCAATGCCATCTTCAAAAAATTCTCTCATTTCTGAGGCATCTGAGAAATGTTCTGAGTTATTTGACTTATATTGTTTTTGGTATTCATCTATGTATGCTTCTTGAAAATATTCTTCCATGTTGATATCTCTATCAGCGGCCGCAAAAGATTTTTCATAGGCTACATCTAAATAATGTTGCATTGCTTCATGGACAGCAGTCCCAAAAACAGTATGTATAGAAGATGTAAATCGTTTAATTTTATCTTTATACTGAAGTTTCCACCTATGGGGGCATCCTCTAAATATAGACATCTGGGAATATGATATATTCTTTTGATATGCATAATTAACGGGTGAAGGTGGGTTATTCCTTATTTCCTTTACTATTTTTGGGAGTTTTTTCGCCAAACTATTTTTTCCATTTATCGCGCCCAACTAAGAGCCCAATGATGCCATAATTGGCTACATCAATAAAAGTATCTTCCATACCTTCACCTTTAACATAATTTCTACCGTTAACCATTAAATTTCTTAAACGCGATATTTTATCCGTTAATCTAATAGCTAACCCAGTTAATGAGAATTTTTTATCATCGCTATTATTAACGATATCTCCGCCTAATGATATGTTATTTAACCCATAGTCCATATGTTTAGCCGCAAACATTGCATACATTTCGGCTTGAATTTGTTTGAATTCTTTAGACAGTTCTGGGTATTCTTTTTCAAATACTTTAATTGTTAATTTTTCTGAAATGCCTGATTTGGCATTCATAATTTCTCTATCGCTCATAACTTTTTCTA